CCCGGTGACTGGGCCGATCGGATCCAGCACCGCCGCCCGGTGACTGGGCCGATCGGATCCAGCACCGCCGCCCGGTGACTGGGCCGATCGGATCCAGCGCCGCCGCCCGGTGACTGGGCCGATCGGATCCAGCACCGCCGCCCGCCGCCCGCCGCCCGCCCGCCCGCCCGCCGCCCGATCCCGGCGCGGAAAGCCAAAGCAAGAGCAAAGCAAGAGCAAAGCAAGATCAAAGCAAGAGCAAGACAAGAGCAAGAATATAGCTTGACACTAAAGCAAGAGCCGCTAAACTAACGATACCTGCTAGACCCAAAGGAGCAAGACCCATGACCGACTACAATGGCTGGAAGAACAAAGAAACGTGGCTCGTCAATCTGTGGCTGGGCGATACCTTCGCCGTCATGCAAGAGGATGGCCACCAGATCACCGCTGATTTGATCGAAAGCATGGTGCAAGAGTCCATCGGGGACATTGACGGCAAGAGCGTGGAAAACGGTTTTCTGATCGACATGCTGAACTGCGCGCTGGGCGAAATCGACTATCGGGAACTCGCCGCGTTTTACGCTGACACGCTGGAAGGGGAAGACGAATGAGCCTTAGCAAGATTCTCGAACTGGTGAACATCGGTGACACCCTGCGCGACAGCGCGGGGAACACCTACAGCCTTGACGCCTACGGCGTCGCCGCTGACACGCTGACTGTGACGAGGCTAAAGGACAAGACGCAGCGCGACGTGTCGGCCAAAGTGGCGTGGGACATGATGGAAAACAACCGCCTGTGGAAAGACGTGCCAAAGAAGGCGCGCAAGAATGGCTGACTCGCCTTATCACCCCGCATATGGCCTGCCGGATGACTTCCGGCAGGCTGTGATCCGCGCTGCAAAGCAAGACGGCGCGAAAGCTGCCGCTGCCGCCTTCAACGTCGCCGCATCCACTGTCTACAAGTGGGCCAGAGATTTTGAGGCCAAGACATGCGCAAGATAACCATACCAGCACCAGAGGAAGCCCGCGCAAGCCGCGACATTTGGCTGACTTTGCCAGACCAAAGGCGCGTCATTGGCTTTGTGTGCAAGACCGATCTGCCGCTGCGCTGGAAGGCCGCGTTTTACGGCCCCTGTGGCAAGACAAGAGAATTGCGCGCCCGCACCCTAACCGCGCTGCGGGCCGCTATCGTCACCATCTGGAACGAGGAAAGAGCATGAACACCCTGCCCTATCGCTTGAGCGAAATTTACGACAACAAGACAAGAGAGGCGCTGTTTCAGGACGTAATCGCCCACTACAGCGACCCTGACCTGACCGCGCTTTTGTGGGCGATTGACGGCGCTATGACAGGCGACCCCGAGACCATCGCTGACTTGAAAAGCGAGATCGAGTGCCTGACAGGCGAAATCCGCGACATGGAAGATGCCTTGCAAGAACAGCGCGAAGACGCGGCCTATTGGCGGGGGATTGCGGAGCAATGAGCCTGCCTCCTGACATTGCCGCCAAGCTGCGGGCCATCCTGACTCTGGACGGCGACAAGATCGTCTGGCTGCCAAGAACGGCTGACTTCTACGCCAACAGCTTCAGCCGCGCCTACGATCCGCAAGGCGCTGCCGACAACTGGAACAGCACAAGAGCAGGCAAGGCCCCGGCTTGGCGCTATGACGCGGCAAGAGGCGACTTCATGGCCCAAGCGCACTTGCGCAAGGTCGCCCTGAAAGACCTGTGCGAGCTGCTGGGCGCTGACTACCCTGCGCAGCGCGTGGCCGTTGACTTGGCCATCAAGGCCGACAGCCGAGAGCGCGGCAAGAGGACCATTGTGCAGAGCGTCGAAGTCAAGAACGGCAAGGTCTACTGGACCCGCCGCACCCGCAAGACGCACCCAAGAACAGACCAACTGCTACTGGACGAGTTTAACCGCAAATACGCAGGGAAAGAGGTTCTCCCGCGTAAGGACGGAATGTATCGAATCGCGTTTCACTATGTCACGCTGCCTGACTTGAAGGCGTGGCTGAAAGCAAAGGAAGCAAAATGACTAAGACGCCTGAGAAGATGCTGAAGTATCTGAAGAAGATCGACAACTTGGGGCTAAAGCAAGTCCGAGTCATCGTGCCTGCGGACGACGAACACAAGGTCGCTGCCTACGCTGACACGCTGCGCCATGACTACCTGAGCAAGATCGCCACCACGGCAGACGCAGACGATCCGCGCTTGCAAGAACTGGCGACAGGGCGGCTGGCTTCCGCAATCAAGCCTGCGCAAATCGCAGCTTGGAGGCAAGACCTGAGTCAGAGTCAGCATATACTGTTCGATAGAAAAGTATTGACCATGCAACAAGAATGGTCGAAGATGGTCCTAGCTGTTCAGACCAAACACGCGGCCATTATGCGCGGCGAGACTGACACGGAGCGTCATAGTGCCTTGGCTGCGGTTGCCGCCATGTCCTACCGATCCGCTAAAGAAGATTTGATGCAATACGTCGCCGCCAACACTGCGGCATAACCAAGGAAGGCTCTGCTATGACCATGAAAATCGTGCGCTCGAAGGAAGAATTTATCGACGTGGCGTCGAAAGAACTGTTTGACGACATGCGCGGCGCTATGCACGACCTAGACGACCAAGCGACTTCGGCGGGCTTGGACGATCCCGACATCCTTTTGCAGATGTCGTCCAACATCGCCATGTATGCGGCTTCCTACGCTGCCTATTTGATGGCTGGCCTCTACATGTCCGCTGACAAAAGCGATCATGTTGTGGCCGAAGGCGTCGCGGCGCTGGAAGAAGATATTCGGGACGCTATGGCAGGCGGCGTCAAGCTGGCGATCCGCAACATCATCGCTGCGAAGAAGGCGACGGCGCAGGCTGAAGCGGACACGGACGCGCTGCTGAAGAAGGTAGTCAAGACGTGGAAAAGCTGACGCCACTGCCAACCCAAATCGCTGACGCTGCCTATCTGGCCCGCAAGAAGCGCGCTTGTTTGTTCTCCGAACCGGGGACAGGCAAGACGCTGACTGCGCTGGAGGCGTGGAAGCTGGTCGGCGGCAAAATGGTTGTCGTCGCGCCGCCGATTGCCCTGCGCATGTGGGAGAAAAACATCATTGCCCACTGTGGCGCGACTGTGCAGCGCATCAAGACAGGACGCGACAAGATTGATCCGACTGTCGATGCCTATGTGCTGTCCTACAGCTTGGCGGGCAAATTTGACTTCGCTCCTGACGTGCTGGTGCTGGACGAGGCTGACGCGCTGAAAACGCTGAACAGTGAGCGGACCAAGGCGATCTTTGGCAAGAACTGCGGGATGAAAGACTGCTTGGCTGCCGGGGTGGAAAACATCTGGTTCCTGACTGGAACGCCGATCCGCCGCTATGCCGACGATCTGTATCCGATGCTGAAGGCGCTGTTCCGCGACGATCTGGCACAAGAACTGTCGGTGACTTCGATTGATGACTTCCGGCAACGCTTCTGCGTGGCGCAGCTTCGCCGCTTCCATCCGCGCCAGCCTGCGACGTGGACAGTCATGGGCAATAAGAACGAGGACAAGCTGCGGGAGTTTATCTACGGCAACGAGATTGCTGTGCGCAGGACGATACATGACGTTGCTGCCCATATGCCGCCGCTGACTGTGCGGACAGTGACTGTGGACTTTGAGAACAGCGACGAACTGCGGGAAGCAACTGGCGAGGCGGTCTACGCTGACGAGTCTGATCCGATCATGGCGAAGGCGCGCAGGCTGCTGGGGACGGCTAAGAGCAAGGCTGTGGCGGAATACGTCTACGAGACGTGGGAGCAACTGACTTGCCCTGTGCTGGTTCTCTACTGGCACAAGGACGTGGGTGAGGCGCTGGCATACCGCCTTCTTGAGCAAGACGCTAAACTGACGATCCACAAGATCGACGGCTCTACGAGCGCGGCTGACAAGCAGAAATATGAGGACGCCTTCAACGCGCAGGAGTCAGACATTTTGCTGGGCCAGATCGCCTCTATGGGGGTCGCTATCAATCTCCAGAAAGGCAGTCACTACGCTGTCTTTGCGGAGCGCGATTGGTCGCCTGCGGCCCAAGAGCAAGCCCTTCGCCGCCTGTGGCGGCTTGGGCAAGAGACGCATGTGCATATCGACATCTGCGAGGCAGAGCATCCGATTGACGAGGCAGTCGGTATGGTCGTGAAGCGCAAAGACAAGTCAGCAAACAAGATCGTAAACTGAGGAGAGAGACATGAAATTCTGGAGAAAGAGACAAGAGACCATGCCGCACCGTGATGTGCAGGCAGAGGCCGCAATATGGATCAACAGCGCAGTGCAGGTGCTGCCGCCCAAGAGGTTCATGGACCTCGTCTACTGGGCCATCATTAGCAATCGCCAGATCAGCGTCGAGGACATCGACGCACTGGCCAACCGACTGTCACGCATGGCGTGGGAACGGGGGCGGAAATGAGTGACGACCTCGGTTTCTACGCGCTTATCATTGCAGGGATCACCTTTCTCGCTTTTGCGATCCACTCTGCCAACAAAAGGGAGGAGCGGTGCGAGGCTGTTGGAGGCCACATCGTCAGCGTCTACAAGGGGTCGCTGTGCGTCCGTGACGGGCTGATCGTGGAGGATTACTGATGAAAGAACTGACAAGCGAAGCCCAACAGGGCGCGATCCACTTGAAGTGGGGCTTCTTGCCTGTGTTTATGGTCCGCATGGCGGTGCCTGACTACGCGCCGGGGGTCTGGAAGTGGGGTCGCTGGCGCTATGCGCGGCTGACCGAGGTGGTCGATCTAAACTCGAGACTTATGGGGACATGGAGAGACTGATATGACTGACGAAGAACTGGTGAAGCGGCTGCGAAACGCCAAGGCCACGCAAGATTTTAGGCACACGCTTGAGGACGAAGCCGCCGACCGCATCGAAGCCCTGACCAAGGAGCGGAATGCGCTTCGGTCTGCACTAAACCGCATTCGCCCTATCCCAGAAAGAATTTTGCGCGGCATTCCTGTTCGCGATTTAGCAGAAACACTGGCAGAAGCTGACAGCGCGTTGATCAAAGGAGAGAGCCATGAGTGACAACATCATCAACCTAGACGACCACCGACCGCACCAGACCAGCTATGTCGCCTGTTTTGAATGCGGCAAGGACTGGGTGGCAGTAGCACCAGTGGACACCGTCCACTTCCAGTGCCCGGACTGCCTAAAGCTGTCCGCCATGGTCGTTGATCCGCATAGCGCGGACTTCATCAAAGTCTTCATGCGCCCAGCCAAGCGCAAGGCGGACAGGCAGAAGCGAACGATGGTGGTGCTGAACGCCGCCCGCATGATTGACGAGGGTTTGATATGAGAGCCAACGATGCCCCGTGAAGCCAGCAACAGCCCCGGCGCGAGAGCGTTGAGGTTGGCGGGCTACGTCAAGTTGCCTGCGTGGTGGGTCACGCAGGAGCAGTTAGAGTTGATCCAGTATATGACCAAACAAAACCTGCCTGAGATAAACAAAATAAAGGAGAGAGCGAGTGCGCCTTGGACCAAAGAGGATCACTAGAGACATGATTACCGCAGCCCAAGAAAAAGGCTGGAACGTGACGCAGACTGCGCGGCACTATGGGATGCACAGAACGTCGATTTCTGCTGCCTGTGAGCGGTTTGGAATCGAGTTGTCGCAGTCAAAGTTTAGCCCTGACTTGCCGTCTACGCGCAGCCGCTTCTGGAAGGACATCGACATTGCTCCTAAGCCAGTCAAGTCAGCCGTCTGGTCGTGTAAACCCGGCGCGATCAACCGCGCTTTGGCGAGGCTGGAGGCGCAAAAAGCCTTGCAGCTAAAAAGCTGAGTCGCTAACCTCAATCCAGAGGGGCGCACGAAACCAGCAAGCGGTTTTGTATTGGTCGAAGATCAGACTGCGCTACGGCTAATCATCACCAGCGCCCCTCAAATCATCAACAGGATCGAACCTATGAACCGAGCAGACATTCTTGCAGAAGCAACACGGCTGACGACCGGGGACCGCAATGCCTCATACGGGTCGCCGTTCACTAACTTGCAGCACATGGCCGACATGGTTACGGCGTTTCTGTGCGGAAAATACGGCGACATCATTGCGCTAGATGCAGAAGACATGGCGTGGATCATGATCTTCGCTAAGGCGTCCCGCACTGTCGCCACTTACAAGGACGACAACTATATCGACGCGGCGGCATATGCAGCCATCGCTGGAGAGTGCAGAGAAATTATCGCCGGGGCGGCGAAATCTCCTGATTGACAGCGGCAGCCTTTCCGGTCCAATCTGACCAAGACACAAAACACTGACACACGCGACACTGCTATGACCCTGACCAATCTTGCCATTCTGCCTGTCAACCTTGAGCGCGATCTGAACATCATCGGTGTTCGGCGCGCTTCTTCTTTGCCTGCGCAGATCACAAGGGCGCTGCCAGTGTCATCCCAGACAACCGTGTTGGATGCAAACAACGAGCCGGAGTTCTGACATGACACTAGACCTAATCAAGCGGATCAGCGGCGCTGTCGCTGCGCAAAAATCTGACTGGCCGCTCTACGACGACGAGGAAGGTCGTCTGGATCGTAATGCCGTGCTGACGGCTTCCGAGAACCTGCGCTGCCTGCGCGAATTGAAGTTTGCAAAGTCCGAGTCCCGGCAGGGCGACAAGTGGGGCATGGCGCAGCGCGGCCACGCTGTCGAGGCATGGGTGGTCGAGCAGATCACGGCTTCACTGGGCGCGGGCGAGAAGGTGCTGCTGGAAGGCGAGAACCAGCGGTCCTTCCTCTGCGACGAGGCAGGGCTGTCGGGGACGCCAGACGGCGTGTTCGTCAAGGACGGCATCCAGACGCTGCTGGAGTTTAAGTCTGCCGATCCGCGCACCAATCTCGAAGGCATGACTGCACCAAAGCCGCAGCACTTGGCGCAAGTGCAGCAAAATATGTGGCTGCTGAACCTGCACGGCTTCGACATTAGCCAAGCTGTCGTCCTCTACGTTGACGCCTCTGACTTTCAGCGGATGCGGCAATTCGATGTGGCCTACGACGGCGGCTCAATGGCGCGCCGCTCTGAAATCCGCGCTGGGCTGCTGTTCGACGCCGCCAATCCTGCTGAATTGCCAGCCGAGGGGCTGACCAACAACGGCTGCACCTACTGCCAGTTCAAGGAGGAGTGCAGCGCGATCCAAGTGGCGGCTGGTGAGAAGCGCAAGGAGCTGAAGCCGGAGATGCCCGCCTTCGCTCCGCGCGGCATCACTGAGTCAGTCAGGGAATACGGCTCTATCAAGGAGCAGATCAAATTACTGGAAGCGCGGGCAGACATTCTGAGCGCCACCATCAAGGAATATGCTGTAGCCGAGAACCGCATGGAGTTCGAGACTGCCGCGTATGGCGTCAAAGTCACGGAAGTGGCTGGGCGCAAGACGCTGGACGTTAAAGCCTACGAGGCAGCAACGGGCGTCAAATCGGATGACTTCTACAAGGTCGGCAAGCCGTCGATCCGGCTGGAAGTCTCCGCGAAGACTGAAAACTGAAACACTCTCACAGGAGACACTCTCATGTCTAACGAAGTCGTCAACTCGCCGTTTGGCAAACCCGTCGCTCTCGCCAACGCTCAGGCTATGGCCGACGCGCTGACCAACTCCGCAGCCCAAGGCCAGATCGGCAGCGCCCCCGATGGTTCGGTTTACCTGAACTTCACGGGTAAGCGCGGCGTCTACGAATTTGGCAAGGACAAGGAAGACTTGGACCCGTCCGAAATCTGGCTGGTCAACATCGCTTCCTTCGAGGAAGGCTTCGTCTGCTGGAAGGGCGGTAAAACTGCTGCGACCCGCATGGCGAACATCTACAGTGGCCAGCACATTGCTACGCCAGCCCACGACGAAATGGGGCCGTTCAACTCCGCACAGGGCGAAGGCTGGTTCCCGGCGAAGTCGATGGTCATCAAGTCGATTGAGGCAGACGACCGTCAGGGCTACTGGAAGATCAACTCGAAGTCAGGCGTAGCCGTCTTCGCTGACTTGCAGTCGCAAGTGGCCGAGCGTCTGCGCGCTGGCCGTGCCTGCTGGCCGCTGGTCCGCATGGGCAAGGAGAAGTTTGAAGCCCAAGGGCAGAAAAACTACAAGCCCAAGCTGGACGTTTACGGCTGGCTCTCGCAGGAAGCTGTGAGCGAATTGGCTGCTGATCCTGAAGCCGACATCGACGAGCTGGTTCGCCAGTCAGAAGGTGGCGCTGCGCCTGTTCCCGCCCGTCGCCGTCGCGGCGTACTCTGAAACTGCAAAGCCCCCGGCGACCAAACCGGGGGCTTTGTGCTTCTCGAAAGAAGCAAGGCTCTGCTAAGACCTGAAGGAAGATTAGAATGACTGGGACTTGCCGTCAATACCGCCTTGTTACGACACATTCCGAGGCGCTCCAAATCATCGCCGCTATCGCTGAGTCTGGGCAGGTTCACGCTCTCGATTTCGAGACGACTGGACTGCGGCCCGGTGAGGCTGACGTGCGGCTGACCTGCATCTGCGGGCCTGCTGGCAACTACGTCTTCGATCATCTGCGCTGCGCGCCGTTTGACGACTACGCGGCGCTGCTGGCCGACGCTTGCCCGTGGGCGGTGTTTAACGCAGGCTTCGAGGGTCGCTGGTTCGACTACGGCACTGATGGGCCGGATGTGGTCCTCTACGACGTTGGTGTTATGTCGAAGGCGAAGCTGGGCGGTCGCCCGCTGTCGCTGGCCGACATGGTGAAGCGCGATCTGGGCAAGGCCCGCGACAACAAGCACCTGCAAACCTCTGACTGGTCGCAGGCCGACCTGTCCCAAGAACAATACGACTACGGCTTCGAGGATGCGGACGACACCTACGCGCTCTACAAGCTGTGGCAGGAGACGCTGACTAAGGCGCAGTGGGACGGCTTCCGCGTCCTCAACGACGCTTGGCGCGGCACTGCGGAAATGGAAGACACGGGGATGCTGATCGACGAGCGGCACCATAGCCGCCTGATCCATATGTGGTCCCTGCGCCGCGACGCTGCCGAGAAGACGCTGCGCAAATACACGCCAGAAACGATTATTGCGAACCTACGGTCGAAGAAGCAACTTTCTGACTTCATCAAGACTGTGCTGGACGAGACAAGCATGAGGGCGTGGCCCAAGACGGACAAGTCCGAGCAACTGCAAACCGACCGCAAGCAACTGCGGCAGGCGTCCTTCAGATCGCCCTACCCGTTCTCGCGCTGGCTGGCGGCGCTGATGGTGTTCAATCGCGCTGAGAAGTATCTTGGTACCTACGGCGAGACGCTGCTGACCAAGCAGAAGCTGGCAGGGCGCGTCTACGGGCGCTTCAACATCGCGCAGGCGGTGACTGGGCGCTATTCGTCCTGCATCCCTGCCTATGTTCCAGTCACGCTTCCTGACCGCAGCACCGTGTCTATGGGGGAGGTTCGCGCTGGTGACTTTGTGCTGACGCACACGTTAAAAGCACAGCGCGTTATTAGGAATATTTATTCTGGTATTGCGAATGTTTACAGAATATACCTTGAGACTGGGGAGGTTTTGGACTGCACAAGCAACCACCGCCTGCTCACGGACCAAGGCTGGCAATCACTGGAGGACTACTATGGACGAGCGTTCGACACGCAACCAAAGAATTGTGGAGATGTATTTATCCCCGGAAAAGCCGACGATGAAGGAGGTTGCCGAGGCTCTTGGCGTCAGCCAAAAGGTCGTTGTTACAGCGATGGCCAAGGCGCTGCCAGTGAGCGTCCGCAAGCAGGAGAAGGCACTTCGGTATTCCAAGAGCAAAGAAGGCTTCAGGAATCCTATGAAAGGGAAATACGGCGCGCTGCATCACAACTTCATAGGGGCGACAGCGGACCACAAGGGCTACTTTACGGTGACTACGCCAGAGTGGATGGAGCAGGGGACGAAGCGGGTGTTTCAACACCACGCCGTCATGTGCGCGGCACTTGGGCTGAAGGCGATACCGGAGGGGTTCCACGTCCACCACATCAACGGGGACAAGACGGACAATCGTTTAGAGAACTTAGCCCTAGTATCCGCAGAGGCACACGCGGCGATACACCACCATTCGCTAAAATCCGACGACTTGAGTTTGTGGGAACTGCACCAGTTTTCGATTTGGAAGTCGAAACAGACCACAGCTTCATAGCGGGTGGAATTTTCGTCCATAATTCAAATCCGAACCTTCAGAACATTCCGCGCAACCCGATGGTGCGGCGGTCCTTCATCGCCCCGCCTGCAACTGACATGGTGCTGGCCGACTACAGCGGTATTGAGCTGCGCGTCTTGGCAGAAGTCAGCAATGACTGGCAGCTCAAGCAGGACGTGATCTTCGGAGACGTTCACGCCGAGTCTGCCATCACGCTGTTCCGCGTCCCTGCCGATGACTTCAAGGCGCGGCTGAAGGCCAAAGACCCACGCGCCAAGGAGATGCGGTCCAAGGCCAAGGCGTTTAGCTTCCAGCTTACCTACGGCGCGGGCAACGCGGCGCTGGCCGTGGTTCTGCGCTGCACTGACGCCGAGGCAGGCGAGTTTGTGGAGAAGTGGGCCGAGCGGTATCCACAAGCCTACGCGCTGCGCTACCGCATGTTCGATCAGATGAACGCCACCGGGCTGCTGCCGATCAAGTCTGGCCGCACTGTCTTCGTCCACAAAAACGAGAGGTCGCTGCCCGTGGCGTCCAACTACCCGATCCAAGGCGCGGCTGCTGACGTGATGTATCGCGCCGTGACACGCATGAGCCAGAAGGTCTGGGAACTGCCCTTCACGTCGCGGATGCTGGCATCTGTGCATGACGAGCTGCTGATGCTGGCAGAGGCTGGGCGCGGCGAGGAACTGCGGGAAATCATGGTCGAGGAAATGCGGCAGGCTTGGCTGGACATTTTCCCCGGCTCTGAAACCGCCAACTTGAGCGAAAGCGCAGTCGGCCAATCGTGGGCGGCGAAGCCATAACTACATCTTGTGTAGCCGGGGTGCTGACCACACCATATTCCGTGGCTTCACAGATGCGAACAGAACTGACAAACTGACTGTCTGCTAAGGAGAACCTGACCATGTTTACCATCGGAATTGACCCCGGATCGCCGCTGACTATTGGCGTCTTGGTCGAGGGCGAACCCCTCAATACGTTCAGCGACGAGGAAGTCGCTGTCCAGCTTGTGAAGGCTGGCCGCAAGACTGCCTCTTGGGTGAACCAAGCCGCGCTGATTACGAATATCATGCGCAGCCTGAAAGCCGAGGCGGCGGCGCTGGGCTACACGCCTATGGTGGTGATTGAGCGCGTCACCATCCGCCCTAACGAGAGCCTGAGCGCGGGCATCCCCTTCGTCGGGTCGATGTTTCTGACTGAGGGCATCTGCCACGGTCTGCGGATGCAGTGCCGCATCGTGCCGCCTAGCGTCTGGAAGCCCGCTATGAAAATCCAAGTTACTCTGCAAAACCCCAAGGAGCCTGCGCGTCTGCGGGCGTTGGAGCTGTGGCCGGATCGCGCTGACATGTTCACGCGCAAGAAGGACCACAATCGCGCAGAGTCCCTGCTGATCGCCCGCTACTGGGATGAAATTGGGTCCAAGGCATGAACATGCAGAAGTCTGTTGTCGCTGATCTTATTGAGGCAGCAATTGAGTGGGCCGAGGCTGGCGTCCCGGTGTTCCCGACAGGCGAAGACAAGCGCCCGTTGACGGAAAACGGCTTCTATGACGCCAGCACTGACCCCGACGCCATCACGGCCATGTTCAAGGCTGCTGGCAATCGCCTGCACGGCATTGGTGGCCGCATGGGCGCAGAAGCAGGGCTGTTCGCTATCGACGCGGACACCTACAAGGAAGGCGACGCAGGCGCTGCGGCGAAGGCGTATGTGGCCGATCTGGAGCGGGCTGGTCTCTTGCCGCAAACCCGCGTCCACGCCACTCGAAACGGCGGTCGGCACTACCTGTTCCGCGCCAAGGAGTTTCCCAACTGCAAGCCGTCCAAGGGCGTCGAAGTCAAAGGCGAGGGCGGATACATCGTTCTGCCGCCATCACCGGGCTATACGATTGAGCGCGAGGGGCTGGCCGCTGCGCCTGCCGCGCTGGTCGAGAGCCTCAAAGCCGCCAGAGCCGCGCAGTCAGCGACGACGCTGGACGTGCTGCGCCAGAACGTCCTGAGTGGCGATGACTTCCATGACAGCCTGACTCAGATCGCCGCCAAGATGTCTGCCGGGGGAGAGCCGCTGGTTCGCGTCCAAGCCGCCGTGATGGAGCTGATGCAGGCATCGGTGGCCGCAAATCCGCAGCACCCACGCCACGACCGTTGGCAGCCCATCATGGCCGACAAAAGCGGAGAGCTGACTAGGATCGTATCTAGCGGCCACGCCAAGTATAACGTCGCCGCCAAGACAGACGGACTGCGCGAGGCAGCGACAGACACCATCAAGCAAATGGCCGCGTCTATGTTCCCGGCTGTGCGCAACGAAATGGCGCAGCTTCCCATTGTGCGCGCCGACGCCTACGGCGATGACTTCCCCTTTGCAAACAAGCGCGGCTACTTCGGCTTCGAGGAGCTGGACGTTCTGACTGAGGAATTTATCATGCACCCGATCTACCACGCCAGCGAAGTCACTCTGATTTCCGCCGATCCGAAAGCCGGGAAGACGTTGGTCAGTCAGACTTTGGCTATGCACATCGCGGCTGGGCTAAATTTCGACGACAACCTGACTGTCACTGAGCGCCGTCCTGTCCTCTACTTCGCCCTTGAGAGCCAGACGGCTATCAAAAAGCGTTTGGTCGCATGGCGGAAGTATCACGACCCTGCGGGCGACCTCTACACAGACCACAACAACTTCCCGTTCTTCACAGTCGAGGAGAGCCTGAACCTGCTGGACGAGACTTCCCGCATCAATCTTGTCGAGCAGATCAAAGCGACAGAGGTGTGGTGGCAGAAGCGGGGCGAGAAATCGCTGGGCGTTATCGTCATCGACACGCTGACTAAGGCGATGCCGGGTGGCGACCAGAACAGTGTCGAGGACACATCGGCAGTGTTCGACATTATCGCCAAGATTAGAGACGCGGAGATTAAAGCCGCCATTGTCATCATCCACCACAACACGAAAAACGGGAACCAGCCCCGTGGCTCCAGCAACATTCAGGCTGAACCCGACACGCTGCTGACGCTGACTCGAAACCAAGAGACGGACCAGCTAGAGCTTCGCATCCTCATGGCCCGCTCCATCGACGACGACAAGGTCTTCACCTTCGACATTGTCACTGAGACACTGGGCGTCAGCAACCAAGGCTACACCATCACAGCGCCAGTGCTTCTACCGGGCGTCAGGATCGTGCAAGAGGGCGAAGACGAGGCTGTCGTGGCCCTGCGCACGGAAATGACCTACAAGCCGCTCTTTGACGCTGTTGCGGACCTTGGCACAGGCTCATGGTCTGTTCGCACTGTCCACGACCACCTGAAAGAGAAGATGGCAGGCACTGGCCTCTATGACCGCCAGATGGCACTGCGCTCAAACGCCGTCGATCTGAGCGCCTTCTACGCCAACATCTTCCCGCCGAATGGGCGGAACACAGACGGTGGTTACAATATCACAATTGAGACAGGACCGAACCGCAGCGGGCTTCCCCTTGTGCGGTTCTTTCATGTCAGGCGCTTCGCTTCCTGATTAGCGTCCAGACCGCTCGAAAGCTGCGCCCATACGGCCTGCCTGCGCGCCAAGGTTCGCAGGCAGAGGTGCAGGTTGGGCGCGCAGAAGATACTGCTCGATTTCGCGGATCGCATCTTCGGAAGTCTGCGGAGTCATACCACTGCGCGTCGCCCAGTTGATAATCTGGTCGTTGGCTTCTGCGATGCCTTGAGCGCCCATACGCCGCGCTTCGCGGCCAAACGCGCCTTGGAAAGCGCCGCCAAGCAGTTTGTTCATGGCAACCTGAGAAGCCATAGTAGCTCGGTCAGCTAGGCCGCGCACCCCTTCAAGCTGCCCGCCAATAGGCGACATAGCGCCCTCGCTGACTGCGCGCCATTTATCCAGCGCCTGCTTGTTGGTTTGCTCAATGGCAGTAATGCGCTTGCTGGCGTCAACGACTTGCTGCCCGGTGCCGGGACCAAAGAGCGTGTCGATGATTTCCAGTTCGGCGTTTGACTTGGTAGGGCCGACTCGTTTGATCTGGCGCTCAATGCCGCTGATGTCGCCGCTTTCGACTTTTGACTTGCGCCAGCCTTCCGAAAACGCCGCTTTTTGCTGCGGAGAGAACGCTTGGATCGACTCTTGCAAGTCAGCAAGCGACTGCCCTTTCAGACCCTTCTTTCCAAGGTCGTAACCAGTCTCATAGGCGGCGTCGAAGGCATACTGACCAGAGTAGATGTCAGCAGCGTCGCGTACTTCTGGGACGTAATCTTTGATTGTGGTATTGAGCTTTGCGCTCAAGTCAAACAAGGCGCGGTTCGTCTTGCTGTCTGCCGACGTGCGCGTGATTTCTTTGATGCGGGCGTCGATGGCGTCTTTAATGTCCAGCAGATCGCGCGGAGACATGGTTGCGCGCGTTTTACCATCCGGCAAAAGCGGCGTCTTGTCCTGAATAAACATCATCACCGCATCGCGGGCGGTCTTTTTGTTCCCAGTCGGCTTTGCTCCAAAGGCTTGATCGACCAGTCGCTCAAACGGCTGTGGCTTGAACCGCACTGCCGAGTTGTTCAGACCTGTTTCGTAGATAGCTTTGGCTTCGTCCAGAGTCAGCTTCTTCGCCGCCTCTACCTGACCAGCCGTGCGCGCGGGCGCAAAGATATTGCCCCATTCCTCTTGCGCAATGTCTTGGACGTTGCGGTTTGGTGCTGTCGCCATACCGTAGACGTTAGACATAGCGTCGATAGAAGTACGCGGCCCGACCGCGCCCATGACTGCTGGGCGCATGAAGTCAACGTCAGCAAGCGTAGCGTCAGGACCAAGCCGAGTCATCTGACCTTGCAGCTCTGCAATTAGGTCTTCAGGGGAGACGGCAGAGCGGCGACCTTGTTCAGCGATGCCTTGCGCAGCGCGCTCTTGTACACTGAAGTTAGGTAAGAACTCAGTGGCTTTAGACAGTCCTGTGGCGACAGCGCGGCCCAGCCCAGCGCCGCCAGCGCCAGAAAGCGCCCCGGTAGTCGTGTCTTGGCCTTGTCCCTGCGCGTAGATCGTACCCTCTGCCCCGCCAGACAAGATACTGCCTAGCCAACCTTGAAACGCTGGGTAGGCCGTTTCAATAGGAGCCATCAGCGCCTTCGTCAGGCCGTAACCGCCAGCAGCTTCAGGCAGCATCCCCATCGGAACACCGCCAAAAGTCAGGTTCTCTTGTGCCTGCGCCTCTTGCGCGAGCATCTGCTGACGGCCTTCTTCAAAGCTACCGCCCATCGCGCCGCCAGTCAGCACGTCAGCGGCCACATTGATAGCGCCTTGAATGTTCGGGGCTTGACCAAGAGTAGCCCCACGCTGGAGCATGGTTAGCGCGTCAAAGATAGGCTGCTGAACACTAGTGGCCGCTTGCTGGAGCGTCTCAGAGCTGGGCAAAAAGTCAAAGAACGATTCGTCTGTCGCGGCGGCGGGAGCTGCGCGCCTCTTAGCGTTGATGGCTGCCGCTGCGCGCTTCTTCTTAAACTCGAAATCTTCTTCTTCCGGCGTCATTATTCAGCCCCTTCTGCCAAGCGGTCGAACACTGCCTTTTGTTCAGGAGACAGGTTCTTGTAATCGTCTAGCGTCATGTTTGTAATGATCTCAGGGTTCTGGATCAACTGCGCCTCGAACACCGGATCAGGGCTATCTGGTTGGACACCGTCCACTGCTTCAGCAACAGCCAGCACGTTCTCGTCTACGGCGGCAATACCAAGAGGCATGACTGGACCAAGCTCGCCAGTCATGCCTGTCTCTGCGGTGCCGTCGATGTCGTAACGTGCGCCGTACCGCTCCGCTGTTTCTGCGTCCAAGTCACCTTTTGCTACAGCGTCCCGCAAGGCGGCTGGAGTGCCGTACTGCAAGTCAAGGGCGGCATTGGCGATAGCACGAAGGTTCTGCTGAAGGACCGCAGGATCGCCACCGACATCAAGTTTGCCGTAGGCGCTGGCAAGAGCCGCGCGCTCGCCTTCGGTCACGTTGCCGACAGCAGCGCCCGTTGGGCTGCTTTCCCGCATCGCAGCAAGCTCTTGCGTGAAGATGTTGACTTGCACACCTTCGAGCTGCCCTTTTGCTTGCCCAGCCTCAGAACCAGCGAAAATGTCAGCAATAATGCCCCTAGCCTTGCTGGGAATTGCGCCGCTGACAAAGCCTAGAGAGCGGTCGTACACGTCGGACAGCAGCCGCATGGTGCTGTTGTTCCGTACAACTTCCTGCTCGTTTCTAAGCGTCGCCTTGTCAGCCAACACGCCCTGTTTTGCGGCCTCCTCGGCAGCGGCCTGCTCGCGGGCTAGGCGATCTTGCTGCGCAGGACCGCCCTGAATTTCGGTGGTCACGATCTGGCCGTCGCGGACAAGCGGCTGCGTCGGATTTGCTGGGTCAGGAGTAACCATCAGACCTTTAGAGATAAGGTCTTGATTCATGGCGTCTACAGTCGTGACTACGCCGCCGATTTTTCCCGATCTCGCCAAGTCAAAAACAGCGGCGTTGGGGAACTGTTGAAGGTAGGCAGCCTCGGCTTCCGGCCCTTGGCTGCGCGCCGTCTCCAAACCAGCGTTCCACGTCTTCGTCGCGTCAGACGGCACAAAGTCTTTCGGAGGTCCGACAAGCTCGCTGGCCCGCGTCAGCGCGGTGTCCACAGTCAGCGCAGGGTCAAGCGCCAGCAAGCGCGCCGCGTACTGCTCAATAGGTCCGCCGTCGGTCGAGAACGCTTCGATAGCTGCTGCCCGCGTCGCAGCGGCTGTGGCCTCCTGCTCGTCGGCCTCTCGCGCTGCCTCTGCGACTTTGGCCTGCTCGTTCAGCGTAAAAATCGTATTGGGATCGTCGCCAGCAGCGATGCCAGCCAAAACGCTCTCTTTGACAGAGTCAGGAAGCCCGAGGTCCGGCCACATCTTCTCGACAATGCCAGTCAGACGCCCGTTGGCCTGCTCCGTCGCAACGCGCTGACGGTCAGCTTCAGCTTCTACACGCTTGCGCTCGCGCTCGCTGACTACGTCACCGTAGCTAATAGCCCCAGTGGCGATGCCAGCAGCCAAGTCGCGGTCGCCAGTCTGGCTGTAAACCAGCGATGCAGCGGAGCGAGCGCGCTCACGCTCTCGCATGTCCAAGACTGACTGGCGCTTGCGGGCTTCTTGGTTCGCTTGGATGTTGCTGAAGTCAATCGGGCGGCCCTGCGACAGAGCCGAGAAGCCCTGACTTGCAGCCGCAAACAGGTCTTTGCGGCGCTGCCGCTTCTCGTCTTCAGGCGACATCTGCGGATAAAGCTGTGCAAGGAGTGCTTCGACGCTGTTACCGCCCAGAGTGTCAGCACCAGCGCCGCCGCCCAGACGAGCGTCGCCGCCACCACCTGCCACTGCGTTGACGTAGTTTTGCGTTTCTGCAAAAGGCGGCACCCCGCCGTACTGCTCGACGGCACCCGGACCAGCATTGTAGGCAGCCGCAGTCAGCACAGGATCGCCGCCAAACCGCTTCGACATCGCGTTGGCGTAGAGGTTTCCGAACTGGTAGTTCAGGTCTGGGTCGAACAGCAGTCGCGCGGCCTCGTCTTGAGTGCGCGCGGAGTAGTCAACACCCTGCTCGTCAGCCAAGTCGAAGATCGACGGCACACCGTAGCCGGGGTCAACTGCGGTCGAAGGCATGACTTGAGTCAGGCCAGTGGCCCCTTTGGGCGACACCGCGTTGGGGTTGCCGCCGCTCTCTTGCTTTACGAGTCGGCGCATGAAGTCGTCCGAGACAGGCTGGTCCACCAGCGTCGGTGCCATCGCAGGGCCAGTAAACGCGCCGAGGGGCTGCGCTGTCGGCACAGGGCCGCGCATGACTGCGGGCTGCGCAGTCTCCTCAGTCTTTACGCCCATCTGCCCAAGGACAGGTCCAGCAATCTGAGTGATGATGTCACCGATGCTGTTGGCTTCCCGATCCCGGTCAGCCGCAAAGTTCAGCAGTGAAGTCAGCGGATTGCGCCGGGGAATGAGAGCCATAGAAAGTCTCCTTTAGAGTGCCGCCAGCCCAGTACCGAGGCTAAGGAAGTCAAGGACGCCGGGACGATACTGCGAAGTGCGCGTCTGGTTGTTCGCCAGAGGCGAGCCGGACAGCGACTGGCCCATCATGTTGACGTAGTTCAGCGGCGAGTTGGCGAAGCCGTAGAACTGACCCATCGCGTCAGACAAAAGCTGCTGCTGCATCTGCTGCTGCAAAAGCCCCTGCGCCGCTTGCTGCTGTTGCAGCGTGTTCGCCATATTGAAGCCGCCAGTCCCCAGATTTTGCAAAGTGCCTGCGCCAGACAGCATCCCGCCTGCGCCCGTGAAGCGGTTGGCGATGTCGCCCTGCGCAAGCTGGGCAGCCGTGTTGAAGCCCTGCATACCCAAGTTGGCCGACAGATCGCCAATTGCTCGCTGCGACGCAGCGTTGGTTTCTGCCTCGACCAGACCCTGCCGAGAGCCGCCAAACGCGCCTGCGCGAGCGGCTGCGGCCTTGTTGGCCTCTTGCTGCATCGCAGTGGTCCGACCGACATCTGCGATAGCCCGGTCTGTGACTTGCTGCGTGAAGGGGTTCTGATACGTCGCCATGCCTGCTGCCACGGTCGGGACGTTCCCAAACGTGTTGATCGCCCCCTGAGCGGCTGTGCCAGCTCCAGTCAGGGCGTTGGCTGCTTGCGAGTAGGCGTTGCCGCCAGTCTGTCCACCTGCTGACATGGGTTACTTCCTTCTAGCTGGGCGGTTGCTTGCTGTTGGCGCTCGTTGTGGCGCGCTTGCGGCGGCTGCTACGCGGTTTGCGAGGCTGCCGGGGTTGCGAGTGTTGACGCCTCCCGGCATGTAGCTGGCCGGGGTCGCCATTGACGTAGTGCTGCGGTTGCCGCCACCAGCCGCACGAGACGACGCAGCCATCGCCGCTGCACGTTCCGCACCGCCACCTCCGCCACGCTCTGCGGGCGCTGTCGGGGCCATCGGTGCAGGCGGCTGCACTCCGAATTGCATTGTGGGCGCTGCCCCAGTCATGGGGTTGATGAACATGGACTCAATGAAAGCGCGCTGTCCCGGAGCCATCTGAGCAAGCTGCTGCTCGTAGATCGCGTAAGGGCTAAGATCGCCGCCAGCCGGAATCGGAGAACCGCCAAGACCGAAGGCTTCAAGTCCGGCGTTGGTATTCTGCATCGCAGCAATCTGCGCAGGTTGAAGGCCAGCAACAGTTGCACCCTTATACGGCACAGGACCGAGTTGACCGACACGCCGCGCCATGTCCAGTTGAGCGAGCGCGGCATCACGCAGCGCCGGATCAATCTGTTGTGTCTCTTTAGTCTTACCGCCGAGGCTCATGGTTCTATACTCCTGACGCATGTGGTGAACTGCTCAGTCCAGCCATGTTTTGCAAAAGCCCTGACCCAGCCACGTCGGCCAGAAAGAGTCAGTTTGCAGCAACCAGCGTCGCGGGCAGCTTGTTCGACTTGTGGTATCGTAGCCACGATGTCTTCCAAATCGCCCCCTGCGGCAAACACATGATAGTGCTTCTGACGCGGATACTCAATGATTTCAGTCAGGGCGATGCTTTTCTCTGTTGACCACAGTCTGAGACGGCCTTGAAGGACCATCGCAGTCAGGTCGTCGAAGGTGTGGGTGCCGCCGTTATGCTCCATCGCAGCCTCTAAATCAGGCCGGAAACGATCCAGCTTGTCGAGCATATCGCGGATGGAGTCAGTCAGCGTCATTGCTGAACTCGTGCAATAGTCAGCGTCGTAGATGGGGACGCAGGCGCGTATGCCGTCGCCGCATGAGCTTCAAGAAATCCGCTCGAAACGTCCACTGCCCACATGACTTCGAGGTAGCCGTTAGCGGCGACTTGGAAGATACCGTCGCGGGATACGACTAAAGTAGCGCCGTTGTTGTGGAGTGAGGCAACGATAGTGCTGCCAGTAAGGTCAGTACCGTTCAGCCGAGGCCAGAAGCGAAAGTTGACTGTGGAGCTGGAGGTCGAACTGATCTGCGCCGTGAAGCCGATGCGATACAGCCCAGCTTCCGCAAACACGATCCGAGTAGGATTGGTGCCGTCCAGACTGATGCCGTCAGCAAAAGCAGGCGTGTCGTATTGGATCGCATAGGCGGTACTGGTCGCTGCTGCCGTGATGTTGGCGTCTTGAGTCAGCACTGCGTAGCCGTCTTGCAGCAGAATTTGCCGCCATTCTCCGCTCTTGGACACGACTGGATAGCCTGTCGTGTCCCACATCAGCAAGCCGTCCACCGTGGCTTTCTCGCCGCCGATCTGGTGCTGCATCAAAACGGTCTGCGGCTCGACGACTTTGTTGTCTAGAGAGCGCAGATAGTTGTGAACGTCGGTCGCCCAGCGCGTCAGATTCTGGCCTGTAGGGACCGGGACGATAAAGCCGCGTTTCAACGAAGACCCCCAGCTTTTACATTCGCCCGCATCAGGCCGATCTTCCAGCCAGCGGCGCGGCCTTCAAAGCGCAGAGCGAACTGGCGACCACGCGCCCTGACTGGAGTCGGGCTGCTGATGGTGTACGGACCAAACGTCAGCTCAGTCAAGTTCGGCATGTCTTTGGTCTTGATCGTCAGGTTGACCTGCCCAGCCACTGCCTCGTCAGGGTAGAGGTAGTCGAGATAGGCTTGCTGGTCGCCTTGGCCGAGTTCGATTGGGCCAGTCTCGCAGTACGGCGCGTCGCCGTCAGCGATACCAACGTGCGCAAGTTCGTGGTTATAGATCAGGCCAGACGCCGAAACCATGATAGGCGTCGATGTCGCCGCTTTATCAGCGCCGACACTGCGATTCAGCTTACCTTTGGTCCAGTGGTTCAGCGTGTAGTCATAGCAGACGTAGGAGTCAGGCTCGGTCGTCGTGCTGCTCTTGGACTGGTAGAGCCACCAGACTTCGTTAAAGTCGCGCACTGTGAAGCCGTAGGTCTTGCTAAATTCGGTGTCGCTGATGTCTTCGTAGAAGAAGTCGATAATGTCAGACTCCAGCTTTTTGAGCGAGCCGTCGTAAAGCCAGAAGTTTCGCTCTGCTGCCCACATAGCGAAGCGCGCAGTCGTAATTAGGCTATTCGCAGACAGGAGACCGTTGTTGTCGCCTACGCGATCAAAGCCGTAGACGTAAGGCGGGCCAAGATACCGCCCTGCGTAGACTTCATTCTGACCAAGGATCAGAATCTCGTTGGCAATCTGCGTGACCGCGAGCAGCGGCCCGACGCCAGCCAAAGTCAGCGAGCCTGCCTGATTGGTGGCCGCAGGCGTCCAGTCAGTGTTGTCCTCAGAGGCAGACCACTGGACAATACGCGGAGTGCCTGTACCGCCGATGCCCAGCACGATACGCTCGTCCGTGACAACCATGTCCTGCATGTCTTCTGGGGCGGTCGCGATAACCACCGCAGCAGGGTCGCCGGGAACCCACTCATAGAGACCGCCGTCGCCCCTGAATTGAGCCAATAGGTTTTCGCCCCAGAGCGCAAAGTCCCATGATGGGACTGGCGTAGGCAGCGCGCCTTCAGCAGTGCGCGGAGTACCGTAAGCTGCGTTGCCGTAGGCGTAAGTGCCGTAGCCTACGTCAAGACCAGAGTCTTTCGACCCGCCAGTAAATCCGGCTGGCGAAATGTCGTCTACGACGCCGCTGCTGTCAATGTGGTACAGCGCCAGATTGGTCCCAACGACAATGTGGTTGACGCCCAAATTGTCCGTCCAAGTGATGATGTTGCGCGGTGCCTCTGCCGTGGCATCGGCAAACAGCGCCGCAATCGCCACTCCAGAGGAGTCTTCCCGCTGCTCCCAGCCGCCGATGACTCTGATAGCGCCGTCTTTCCAGCGCACCAAATTGGAGTCAGCCCACCGCAGTTTCCCGCTGTAGGCTGTTCCGTTTTTGTAGACACCGGGCTTCAGGTCGATGGGAATAAGCGGCATGGTGTGGCTCCCTGTTGCGGGCAGAATACATCAGGCGAGCAGTTTAGCCAACGTCTTAGGTCCAGCTACACCATCAGCAGTCAGGCCATTTGCTGACTGCCACTTTTTCAGCGCCGCTTCCGTGCCGGGACCAAAGTCGCCGTCCGCAGAAAGGCCCAGTTTTGCCTGCATTTTCTTGACTGCTTCGCCCTTCGAGCCACGGCGCAGCGTCTCAGACACAGCCGTAGTCACAGGCGCAACTGCTTCGATCTTCCCGCCCAACGCCGCCATAGCCTTCGCATAGCGTGCCTGACGGTCTGCTAGGCCGATGTCGCCGCCATTGATGATCTTGGTCAGCCGAACCACGTCGCCCGTGTCTGCGACTTCGTTCAGGTTGCGGCTGCCCCAGAACCACAGTGCGCTTTCAAGTGCGCCCTTTTTGGTCATCAGATACTCGGCGGCTTCCTCGGCGGTCATGCCCACGGTCTTGCCGAAGGCTTCATGGTTCGCTCGGCCAGTAACTTGTTTGAGACCTTTTCCTCTCATGGCCCAGCCGTCATTTTCCTTCACATTGCCTAAAGCGCCGCCCTTAGAGCGGTTCTTGTCCATGTAGACGTAGTTGGCGATCTTCTCCGGCTTGCCTGCATACTCGGCGGCGTTCTCCTTGCCGGGACCGAAGTAGCGCGGGAACACCTTCAGGAGGGTGGCCTCCTTGTAGTTCAGGTTCTCCTCCAAGACGCGGAAGTCCATGCTCTCATGGGCGCACTGGCTGATAAAGCCAGCGATCCGCTGGTCGGTGGTGATGTCGTATTTGGGCAGGGCTTTGTTCAGCTCCTCGCACCATTCCCCGACCTCTTTGTTGGTCGGGATCATAGCCGCCAGTTGGGCTTCGGTCAGAAGGCTCATTGTCTATCTCCTCATTCACACCAGGATTGTTTCGCATCGCCCTTGTAGGGACGAGCCAGACCGGCAGAGATCAGGCTTTGGGCTAGGCTCTGGTGGTCAAGGTAGACCTCGCCCAGCACACGGCCACCGTACTTGTCCCACTTCAGGATTTTGACATCGACCTCAAGCGCATTGGCGACCGCGTCTTTTGTAAAGGCGCTGGCTTTCTTAGCCAAAGCTGCTTCCGCGTCGCATTGAGCGCGAGGTGCTTTCTCTGGGGTGTCGATGCCGATGACCCTGATTGACAGCTTGGGCGGCAGGGGCGACGGAAGAAAATCCACCGCAATCTCCACGGTATCGCCGTCAATGATACGGGTGATCTCATAAGCATGAGCAGGCGCAGCCGTCAGCAGGAGCAGGGCCAGCCATTTCATTTCTTCGGTCTCTTGATCGGCACCTTCTTGGTGATTGCACCAAGGACAGCTTCCTGCGCCATGTCCTTACCCATACCGCCGAGCAGATCACCGACGTTGCCCGTGGCTGCAATCTTGATTGCGCCCTCTACCGGGTCAGGCAGGTTCACCTTGTCCAGCACTGCGTCCACGGCTTTCTCTTTCAGCGTGCGGCCAATGAGCATTCCAACCATGCGTCCAATCATTCGGTGTACTCCTGTGTCGGGGGCTCGTCATTGCCGCCCTTGTTGCGGTTGTTGCCTGCTGCCATCACGCCGCCGAGAGCGCCGACGATGAACGAGGCGATGGGCGTCAGCAGCTCGAAGAACTTGCGGTCATTCTCGCTCGACTCGCCAAGAGGCTGGGTCACGAAGACAAGGCTGTAGAGGATGGTGAAAATGGTGCCAGCCAAGATCACCACCAAGGCGCACCCGATGAAGTAGCGCAGCTTGGCTTCCATAATTTCTGGATCGTTCTTGCTCATTCTGAGGCTCCTGTCAGATCGGTCGCACAGTTCTTCGTGCGAAGGCAAATAGGGGGTTGGCACTCAACCGCAGACCAGTTGGCTGGGTCTTGGCAGGGATAGCGATAGAACCCGTCACCAGACAGGTAGAAGATCGCGGCGATAGCGACGGCAAAGCCGCCCCAGACAAAGTACTCGGTCTTCATTGCATCGGGTTCCTTATCAAATCATCCATGGCTTTCCACAGGTCCTCGATCTCGGCGTCGTACTTTTGCAGCTTGGCGTCGATGCCGCCAGTGATGCCCTCGGCCTTCTCCACCTTTGACCGCAGGTCCATCAACTCTTTCTGCTGCTCAAGGATCGTCCCCATCTGGGTCGAGATTGCCGACAGCTTCGGTGCAAGGCCGCGCACGTCGTTGTCTTGGATTGCTTGCTCAAGAGTTTGCACCCGGCTGACCACATCCAGAACTTCGGCAACGCTTTCCTCCACGCCCCAGAACCGATTGACCACATCATAGCCGTAGTAAATCGTGCCGCTGATACCAGACAGGACGGGCAGGGCGGCGGCGAACCACCAGCCCTTTACGTCAAAGCCAGCGATCCGCAGGCCAGTGGTTTCAGCCTCCTCGCTCACGATCCGTAGCCCGCAGCGTAGACATCCGACAGCGTCACAGTGTCAGCGCCCAGCAATCCTTGCAGGCCGATGCCGAAGACGTTGGCCGCGCTGATGTTCATAATGTCAGCCGTGGCAGAGTAGGCCACCGTCGCGCCGTACAGGCTGGTGCCGCTGTTGGCCGCGTAGGCGTCAACTGTCCCGGTCATGGTTGTGTTGCGAGATGCAGCCAAGAAGGCACCAGCATCGCGGGCGTAGGACTGCACAGCGCCGAGAGCGTTGTTGTAGTTGCTCACGTCTGCGGCGCTGATCGTCATGTCGTTGTTGGTCAGCACGGCCTGCACGGCCATCTGTTCTTGCACGGTGTCGGCATTGGCCGCCATGTTCGCAACCGCCTGCACCTCCATCAAAACCGCAGTTGCGGCAACGAGGTTATCGACAGCCGTATCGAGATTTGCCATCGTTGCGACGTAGTTATCCTGAAACAGGAGCTCGGCGTTATAGTACGTCGCGTCGATCACCCCCTGCACATCAGCGTTGTAATCAAGCCGCATCTGCTCAGTGACAGTCGCCGTCTGCATGATGCCGGGAGCGAGGATGTCGCCTTGCTCAGCACTGTAGACCGCACCAGCCGTCAGGCTCTGAGCCGCGTTCAGTTGGTTAAGGATTGTCTGCGCTGACCCCTCCAGCGCCGTCATCGTCGGATCGGCGTGAGCGGCGGAAACGCTCAGACAGAGTAGGGCCGCTGCTTGTTTCAGGTAGGACATCGGGCAGTTCCTCTCCAATGCGAAGGAATGTGTCCCAGAAGGACCGATCTTGGGCGTATCCTACCACATAGGTATGAGGGTTGTCACGCATAGCCAGATAGCCCTCGCGGCCCACCAGCAGCTTGCCCGTCTCAATCGAATAGATCGGGCAAGGCGTACTCGCCAGCGCCATAGCTTTGTAGATTTGAGCGTTGTCGCACATGACCGAAATGCCGCTGACTTGCAGCCCGAGGCCACCGCTTTCCTGCGGGGTGCCTAAGAGGCGGGCGTCCTTGCGGCGGTTGCACTCGGGGTCTTGCTCCATGCTGCCCTCGGCGCGACCGAAGATGCTGATCTGGAAAGCCTGCTGCTTCGGGATCAGGCAGCTATCGTTGCCACCGCCACCCATGACTGTCGGTGCAGCCGCTGTCGGCACGGGCGTAGAGAACGGAGACGAGCCAGCGCCGTTATAGTTCTTGGTCTCGCTGGTCGAGATGTTGCCGCTGTCGATGGTGGAGTTGGTGTTGCCGGAGTTGGTGTTCAGATCGCCCGTGACTTGGGCGCTGACTGCTGTCGTCAGTAGACAGAGCAGAGCGCACCCATAACGTCCCGCGTGTCGCCAGAGCATAGCAGCTCGTTGGCCGCGTCTCCGTGCGCCATGTAGTACAGGGTCTCTGCGTTCTGTCTGATCTCGCACTGGCGGTCACCTTTCGGGCAGGCCGTCGTGTAGGCCACGGACGATACAGTAACAGGGCCGCACCCAGCGACCAAGAGGACAAGGATCAGTCTCATTTGGCAAGGCTCCGCATCAGTTCGTCAATCTTTTTGTCGAGGTTATCCAGCCGCGAGATTACCCGGTTCATGTCGGTGTGCATTTCAGACCGCGTAACGTAGTCACGGGCGACTTCCTCGCGTGTGCGGTTCAGCAGGATTTGCAGCCGCTTCACTTCCTCGACATGGTTCTTTAGCACCCAGCCGATGAGGCCAAGTGCTGCGCTTAGACCAAGGCTCCAAAGCATTTCAGTGGTCATGGCTCACTCCTCTGCGGGCTGCTCTTTGCGCCGAGACCAAAACTCAACACGGTAAGCATTTTTCATGTGCGTCCCAAGAACGCCAGTTGTTGTGCCGCGTTTTGCGTCGTCCGTCACGCCAACCTGCACGGAAAATTCTTCCCGTTTGAAGGGGATAACTTGCACAAGCGGTGTTCCCTTGGGGATGAAAAACTCGCCATCGCCACCAGTCCACATGAACGGAAAGTTGACGTTGTTGTAGTAGGTGTCGGTGTCCACGACGCCATCAAGAATTTTGATGCGCGGGTCCAAGTGGTTTAGAGGGGCGGTGAAAAGGCAAGAGTAGCCGGGATCAGTTTCAACAACCCACGGGTTGATAAACTTCATAAAGTTTTTGCCGTAGGGCTTGTCAGCCATAGGGTGTCCCGGCATCTGGATGTAACCGTGGCTCTCAATGCTTTTTTGCATTGGAAAGTTAGACGGGAAGGACAGATTAAGTTCGCCATTAGCAGCGACTACATAAAGATCAGCCCAAAGCGGGATGATAAAGCCAGCCGACAAGGCATCTAAGAACGGGACGCACCGCTTTACGGTCCCAGATGCCGGATGATTGTCAGACTGGCTTTTGATCGCCTTGTAGAAGTCGGGTGCCTTTTTCACCGCCGCAACTGGCGACGGGAATACCCCCTCAAGGCCTGCGTCGTGGGTAAAGCGAACTGTCGTCATGTTTCTGCACTACTCTCTGTAGGCTCTAAGCTAATCTCGGTAGGCTGTGGATCGTAAACCGCAGCCAACGCAGCTTTTGCGGCAACAATAACAGCAAACACAGGATCGGTTATGCTGTCCTGCGCCTCCACCAAACCTGCTTTTACAGTGTGAGTAAAGGTCCGAAACGTGTCTTGCTCCATGTGAAGTTCTGACACTCCCTGCGCTGTCATAGCAGAGAAAGTCAAAGCTAACTGATCTGCCACCGCGCTGGTAAGCAAGGGGTCATCGACTGAACCAATAATCTGGAAGTCGTCAAGCACAACTGACATAGTTCCATCAGCCTTAATGTTTATGACGTGCTTCATGGCTTAGCCTTTCATAATGTAGCAGAGCGCATAGTAAGGCGGGCGAGTATCTACCGATGCATTGCCCGCACTGGACGTGTTTCCGCTCACGTTGTGAGAGTGCGCGCCAGTTGTTGAAGTGCTAAAGTTATGCGCGTGAGCGCCTCCAGCAGCAATGGTGACAGCGGCGCTAATTCCATTAGCGCCAGAAAGCCCATTGAAAACAATGTTATTACTATTTGCGGTTTTATAAAGCGGAGTTTGCCCGCCAAAATTGTGACCATGATTGCCTGAGTTTGAGGTCGAGCCGTTGTGGGCGTGGTCGCCAGTGTTGCTGGTGACAAAGTTTCCAGAACCGTGCGTGTGGGCCGGGACGGACGTGATGGCATTCTGACCGCCAGTCGCGCCTACGGCATAGGTCGTGCCAGCGCCAACAACAAAACGATCACGCAAGTTGGGAGTGCCGTTTGCGCCGTCGCATAGGAACCAACCAGACGGGATTGCGTTTGCAGCGCCAGACCATATGGCAATAAGGCCAGTAGGAATAGACACAATACCAGTCAGAGCAGAGCCGTCGCCTTGAAACGCAGTCGCTTTGACCGTCCCCACCACATCCAGCGCCGTCGTTGGCGATGCAGTGTTAATGCCGATACGATCATTTACCGTGTCGATCTTCATCGGCGACCCGTTACCAAGCAGCGTGTCGATGCTGTCAAGGTCGGTATTGAGCTTGGTCCCCCAAGTGTCGGAGCTGGCCCCGACTTCTGGTTTGACGAAACCAAAGTGCGTTGTCGTCGTATCTGCCATCAGTCAGGCTCCCTACTCTGCCGCCCACGGCTCTACGTCAGGCGCAATTGGTGTCCAAAGCTCAGTGTCGGAGGAAACGACACTCCAAGATTCCGTGTCAGGGGCTTCAGGTTCCCACAAAAGCCGCCCGTTGGCGCTGACTATACACGAAATAGGGATCGTTGCACTAGTCAGATGCACGCGATTTGCGACAGCAGTCAGCGCACTGGTTATCGTAATCTGCGCGCGATCCAAATAAACAGCGACTGCCGTAGCCGCGACAGTAGTTTCTACGGCAACCAGACTGCTGCTTTGGCGCACTGCGGTAGCGTCAGCAGTCAGAGTTGCAGAGCCAGAACTGGTCGCAGGTGATTGCAGCACTCGCAACCCAGCCGCAGTCAGGGCCGTGCTTGCAGACAAAGCAGCAGCACCAGCTTTGATGGCAACACAGGCCGCAGTTACCGCAGATGTAATGGCGATTTGAGAGGCTGACTGCCGCACTCTGCGGGCAGCCGCAGTGGTCGTCGTTGTGGCAGTAATCGTGCTGGCACCGTCAGCAAGTTTCTGCGCTGCGGCAGTGACTGCTGCACTTGCAGAAATGGCAGAGGCAGCATCAACGATGCTGCCGTCTAATCCATAAGCGTAGGCGCTGTAGGCCCCAGTGCCGTAGCCTGTGCGGTATACGGTCATGGGGCAGTCCTATCAGTCGAGGGTGATGTCCAGATCGCCCGCAGGGATGCGGAACACGTCCCCGGTGTCGATGGTCTTGGACGTGGTCAGGTTGCCGTAGGCAATCAGATTGCCGCCGCTCAGAGCGTCGAAGACACCGACTGCGACCAGAGTACCCCACGACGATCCAGCGACAGGAAATTCGACGTTTGCGCTGTTGGTGGCGGTGTCGCCTGACACAGTAAACGTGAAGGACTGTCTGGCGTAGGACGTGCCGCTGCACTCAGTGCCGCCGCCAGTGTCGCTGGGGGCTACAGTGTAGAGGGCCAGATACCACGCGGTCGGGCGAGTCACAGACGTAGTGGTGAACAACCACTGTAGAGTCGTAGTCTCGAAGGTATTGGACAAGCTCATGCGACAACTCCCGGCATCATGGGACGGAGCGGGCTGCCCGCATATCGCCGTCCAGCTTCAGCATTGACGACAGACGCCAGCGTCTCGTCGTATTCGTTCTTCCACAATACCACGCGCTCGTCGTCTTTTAAATAGGCAGGCGTGTGGCGCAGAACAGCGTAGGTGTAGAGGTCGAGATACTCGTCTGCGAGCCACGACGAGTCAGTTGTCGCAAAGTCAGGGACTTTGGCAAAGTAAGTCATCGTCACGCTGCGCGGAGGATTGTCCGTCGCTGCCATTGGGCCGACGAAGAAGATAGCGTTGCCTGCGATGGTGTAGATTGGCTGGAACGTCGAGGCGTTTGCCAGCTTGATCCGCTCGCGCTCGTAAGGGCTGACGTACTGCATCGGAGCAGGAGGGCTATCCGACGTGATGGTCCGCATTTCGTTATAGTCAGCAGGCAGGACCAGTGTGTCAGCAGTCAGCGGAGCCTCGGCAGTCACGACCATGCGCTGAATCCGCAGATCGCGGTTCAGGCGCGCATGGGCCATGTCGATCATGTTGTCCAAGTCAGCCTCGAACACTGTGTCGCCGTTGCGCCAGACGAAGCGAGCCAAATAAGCCTTGAACGCTGCATAGTTCATTTCTGATGCACCCTCAGACGCGCCCAAGTGCCGTCTTTCAGCTTCGTTTTAGCATACTTTGCCCACTCGCGCGACCCCACAGCAGCACCACATTCTTTTGCCCATTGTTGGGCGATCAGAACAGGCACAGTGCCGAGGTATTTGCCGCCGACCGGGCCAGTGTTCGGCTTGAGCGTATCCGCTGCGTCTTTGGCAGCGTCGAGGATAGCCTGCACGTTCTGCTGTTTGATGATGTGGAACGACGTGCCATTTGAATCTAGATACAGGCGCTCGACAATGGGCTGAACGGGCAGGCTCATATTTTAGTCCCCGATGTAGGGCTTCAGGTAGCCAAGCTGGTTGTAGTGCTTGGCTTGCTCAGCAGTCAGCGCGACAACGGAGCCGGGATGAATCAAGGATGCGCGGCCACCGCCATTCGGAGAAATCGCGCCATTGATGACTGTGTATTTGGTCAAGGCAGGAGCCTCGTCCTTCTTGGCGCGGCGCTTCGGCAGCGAGTCATCGGCAGCGTCGATAGCGACTTCGGCAATCGGTTCTTCAGTCATGTCGTCCCTCGTTTGAGTGGGGTGAGGCGGCAGTTGCCTGCCGCCTCAGTTGGTTGGTTATGCGGGAGCCGCGCCAGTGGTGGCGTGAACGGCACCGTGGGCCTTTTCGTTGGAGACCTTCAGCGTGTATTCGCAGTGGACCATGCGACGCTTTGCGTGACCAGTCTGGGCCAGTTCGGTCTGACGCGGGGTTTCGAGGAAGCACAGCTCCGCGTATTCCGGGTCAAGGACGTAGACCGAGTAGTTGTCTGCGGCAGTGGTCTGCTGGAAGCGGTTAGGAACCACAGTCAGCTCGCCAAAATCCGAGTCATAAACGTCGATGGCCGCAGTCAGGCGCTTGTCGATAGCGTCCTTGTAGCGGGTCGAGTTGCCCGTGAAGGACTGCGAGATCACGCGCTTGTTGTTTGCGTTGACCATGATGATCGACGGCGTAGCGCCCTCGTTCCAGCAGTCTTCGATCACGTTGTTCAGGTTGGCTTCAGTCAGCGCAACAGCAGTACCCGGAGTCAGGGTAGCGTCAGGATGGCCCGAAGTCGTGCCGGACAGCGTGGGAGCAGCACCGCCAACACCGAGGACGATGTTGGTGCGGAGCCAAGCAGGCAGACCAGCAGCCGCACGGGCAGAACCCGACGAGCCAGCGGCAGCAGCGACGTTCTGAAGGAGCATGGATTCCATGTCACGCTTCATTTCTTTCAGCTTCAGAGTGATCTGAGCTGCAAGGCGCTGCACGTTCTCGGCGGCTGCGTCAACAGCTTCCGAGGTGTTCGACACCGACACGACTTTGTCGCTGATCTGGGTGTAGTTGCCGAAACGCTTGCCAAGAGTACCAGCGTCCTCACCCGGAGCATCGTCACCTTCGATGACTCGGTTCGAGGTCGAGGGGGTCGCCAGTTCGACGACAGTCCACTCGTGGTAGGTAGCAGTGGCTTTCGGGCCAACGCCGATAGCAGTCTGGAACGGGGTCTCCTCGGGGGAGATCATCGTGTACTGCTGTTCGAGGTCTTCACGGATAACCGTGTTGTCGTAGGTTTCGATGGTTTCTGCATCGACTGCCATGATAAATCACCTTTTCGGTTTGCGGACAAGCAACGTGGCGGCGATGTCTTCGACCCTACCACTCTTGCGCGCGGTTTCCAGAGCGGCCTTCTGCTGCCTCGCTGACGCGGCTGCTGATGCGACAGCACGAGTTGCTCCGGGGCGCATGACAGTTGTTGCTTTATTCGGCTTGACTGGAGCTGACTGCCCTTTCGCCTTGAGGCGATGGTAGGCACCCAGATCGGCAAGCGCGAGATAAACCCGGTGATCCAAGAATCCGGCCAGCTCTGCATCATTGATGCCGTAGGCGTTAGCGCCTTCCCGCATCAGCTTTTGCAATTCTGGGCCTTTTACCGGGTCGCGCAAGGCGGGCATAGCTTCGACCAGCTTTTGAGCCGTTTGGACTCGCATCTGCTCTTGCTGCTGCGCTTCTTGCTGCTGAAACAACTGAACAGCCTGTTGGACCTTGGCGCGCTTTGTTTGAAGCTCCGCTTGATCGTCCCTCCAAGCCTCCATTTGCATGAGGTATTGGGTCGGGTTGGTCTGGCGAAGGGCCGGGTCCGGCTGACTGACTTGCGGTTGGAACATCATGCTCTCGAAAGCAGAAAACGCTTTCACGAGGTTTTGACGGCCAGTGTTTAGCTCCTGCTCCACTTGGACCTTCAGGTTTTCGGCCTGTTTTCTGGCTTCAGTGGCAACTTGCAGGCGCTTCTCAATTGCTCCTTCTCCCGAGTAGGCGCGTTTCAAGTCAGCGAGCGTGACTTCTTTGTCCTGTCCATCAACTGTCACCGTGACGAGCGCGTCGTCGGTTAGTTGGAAGGTCTCGAAGTTTTCATCGTCTGCTTCAGCAGCGTCATCGGTAGGAACGTCGCTGTCGGCGTCATAGTCGCTTTCAGCGTAGTCAGCGTCGTTTTCAGACGCGGTTTCGACGGTTTCAGCCTCGTCAGCGGCTCTCTTGTCGTCCTCCTGCACTGGGGCAGGGTCGGCTTTGACAAGCATGGATGCAGCGATGTCGTCCATCGACATTGGCTGCGTGGTCTGTGTAGCGGCTTCCAGAGCCATTAGGGCTTCCCTTCATCGACCGTCCGCGCGAGGTTGCGCAGTGTTGCTCGAAATGTATCCACTGCCCTGACTCGGGCGTGAATATGGCCCATCTTTAACGTGTCTTGACTATCAACGGAACAAAATTCTGCGAACGCTTCTGCAACCATCTGATTCAAGATGTCCGTGACTACGGAATCTTGCAATAATTCCCGTGCTTTACGGGCCTTTGTGAAGGCATCAGACATTGGGTGGGTTCACAGGTTCTGTTTCGGGAGGAGTATACGGTGCAGACCGAATCTTCTCTTGTTCAAGTTTGATTTTGCGCTCGTCGATCCTTGACTTTGAGGCAGCGATTTGGAGGTCTTGCGCCATCTTATCGCGCTCCAGATCGTCCTTGGCAGCAAACTCCAGCGCCTTGATCTGATTGTCGAGGGCGATACGGCGCTCCTCCAAGAGAGCGTTGACGTAGAGTTCGCGTTCTTTGAGCTGTGCCTTGATCTTCTCGGCTTCGATCATGGCGGTGCCGGGGTCAACGACAGGCTGCTGGTTGGCAGCAGCTTGCTGGGCCTGCTGGGCCAGCATCTGCTCGACTTCCGGCGTCACGGCGGAGAAGTAGCGGCTGACGTTGTAGATGCCGTAGAGCTTCGTCATGTCTTCAAGGGTGTTGTAGACGTTCCGATAGCTCACAATCGGGTTCTGCGGCCCCATTGTGGCGATGATTTCCTTCTGCTGGGCCAAGACGCCCTGCAATCCGGCCAGCTTCTCGGTGGCGTCCCCGGTCCCAAGGCCGACGTTGGCCCGCATGAACAGGTTGGCGTCGAACATAGTGGTGTCTACGGGCAGGTAAGCGCCGTTGACTTCCATGACTTGTTGACGCGGCAGGTGCCACATCGACAGCTTGAGGATGCCGTTGAAAACGGTCTTCAGGCCCTCTGCGATGTTGCGGGCCATGACTTCGATCTGGCCCTGCGAGAGCTGGATCGTGTTCATGGCGGCTTCGCGGGTTGTTGACTGCAAGGCGTCGTGATCCAGACCCATTGCAGCGCCAGTGATGCCGACTTTCTTCTCAGTGTCTTGCTGAAGAAACTGCAAGAGGGGCAACATCGACGAAATCGTTGACTGGACGCCGATTTCTTGGATTTGGCCCGGTGCTTTGGTGCGGATCGGTGCGCCAATGGCAGGGTTCATCACGTCGTCGAGGTTGACGAGGGTGTCGTGGACGGCCAGACGGCGGTTGTTGGACAAGTGCGCGTTGTCCACAGTCGCCCGCATCAGCGAGGTCATGGTGTCTTGCGGCTGCTTGGTCACGTCGAAAACGGACTTGCCGAAGACGGTTCCCGGCTCTGGGTCGATGGAAATCAGACCAAACGGCACTTGAGCGGCTTTTTCGTAGTCCAGAAGCTCGTAATTCGTGCCGCCAAGCCAGAAGCAGTAAAGCTGCGGGACGCCGATGCCTTCGAGGTCGTAGTAGGCGTAGCACTCAGTCACAAGAACGAGCCGCATCATGCGGTCCATAGATTCCTGTTCTTCGACTTTGGCGTAGCCACGGCGATACTCGGATTCACCAGCGCCAGCGTAGAGTTCGGGGTCCAGAGTGTCCAAACCGTCCAGAACTTCAAACGGCAGACCCATTGCAACGGCAGTGCCGACCCGCATTTGGCGGCGGTGGCCGATAACGCGGAAATCGTCCAGTCCAGAGGCGTTTTCGTCGATGAAAAACTCCTCCAGCGGCACACTTTCGACCCTAATTTCGCCTTTTTTATCGAAAATGGCGACTTTGGCGTCAAAAAGCTGGATAGGAGTGCCGTCAGGCGTGATGATGACGGGCATGGACGCGGACGGCATGGCGGACATGATCTGCACGTCTTCGCGGGCAGCGATCCGCTCCATTTCGTCGGCAGGAACGGCAGTGACATCGACGTATCTGACTTCTGTCGAGTCATCGAACCAGAATTTCATCACGCCGAGCTTCTTCAGCATGGCGTTTTGCATCACGTCGTAGAGTGCGCGGTAGCCGTTTGAGCGGAAGAACAGCGAATTGACGTATTTGGACTGCTGGGCAGCCAATTCAGCAGGCCGAACACCGTCAGGAATGTACTCGACGATAGTGTCTGCTTGCAAAAAGACGCGCAGGAGCGACGGACGTGCGCTGCGAATGGCGTCGCGCACCGCAGTCATCACGACTTTGGAACGGCCAGTCACGGTCGGCAGGTCAGTCAGGCCGTCGTAGTACTTCTGAGCAGTCTCCCACTCAGGCATGAAGTCTTCGTCAATGAAGTTGCAGGCGGTCTCAATGAGAGCGCCTAGCTCATGCACCGCGTCGTCTAAGTCGATGACTTGATCCTCGGCAGGAGGGACGTAGTTTTCGACGTTCCAGATGTCTTCAGCCATTTCCTGCCCTCAAAAGTCAGCGGTTATCGACAATCGCCACAAGAATTTCTGGCTTGGTCTCGTCGATTTTGCGGTGCTTCACATGGTTGACGGTCGCGCCGTAAGCACTCGCCTTGTTGTTTGGACTGGGCGGCGAGATCGTGACCGACATCAGCTCTTACCGACTTTGCCGTTGGACCGCATCGCTTCAGCAACGGTCTTTTTGACCACTGCCGACTGCTTTACGGGGTCCATTTTCTGTGTCCCATTTGCAGAGAACATCCCGCCATTGGTCGGCGGCATGACTTTCGGAAAGGGGTTCTTAACGCCACGAATAGGCATGTCCAGCCTCCAAGCTGACAGTTCTGACTGCCGCATCCTACCAGTCAGCGCCTATGCGGTCAACGCACCTTACGGGGCGGGTTTGGTTGCGGCCTTGACGGCCCACATGGCAGCGCTTTCGATGTCCGTCTGAGCCAACGCCTTCAGGCGCGTTACTTCGTTGTACTGGTCGCCGCCGTGGCTTGCCGTTATCGACTCAATCATGTCAATTAAGTCAGCCGCAGCGCGCTTGATCTTGCCGACAGTGGCATCAGCAGACGGGTTGAAGTTGATGCCGACGCGATACTCGCCTTTTGTCATGTCTTTCTCCTTAGTAGATCGACGGTGCGATCCAGTTTAACGGTTTTTTCCAGCTATTGCGGCCATTCGACCGACCGACTGCAATCGCCCCGCCGCCAGCAAAAGTCAGGCACAGGGCGTCGGCCAAGTTGGGCGACCGCACCCCGCGCTGCTTCATCGCTTGCTTAGACTCGACATCTGCCTTGCCAGTGGACGTAAAGACCGCTTGAGGCTCCGCCAATTCCGCCATGAGCTTTTCAGTAAGGGCCAAGTCCTTCGGAAACGCGACATTTCGTTGCTCCAGCCAATCCCTGACTGCGTACCACAGCTCCGCTCTCAATCGCGTGAAGCGGTCCTTCATCGACGGCGATTCCGCGACGTTTACGTCAACAGCCGGAAGGCCCAGCTCTCGCAGGCGGTCGGCAACCCCGGCTCCAAGACCGATGGAGTCAACGTATATGCTAACAGGTCGCTCCTTATCGGGCGTCCGGTCCCAACGCTCTTTGACTCGGCCTGTGACTCGCATGAGGTCAGCGTCGTACCACTCGACGAGTTCTTCGAGCATGTTTTCGGCGCGGATGCAAAATCCTGTAGGGTCGCCGCCCCGTCCGGGGTCCACACCCCAAACGCGCTCTGCGCCGCGCAGTGCCTCAACGTCTCGTCCCCATGCGCCATCAATCAGCTCCTTCGGAATGACGGTATCGGACACGCTCTCTGGGAACTCTCCCAATACCTTGTAGCGGTAGGTGTTGGAGCCAGTGCCGTAAGTCAGCGCAATGTTGTCAACGAAGTCTTGGGTCACACGCGAGCTGTCGAAGGACGACACCTTCTTGGTGAACCACTTGTGCTTGAGGATTGAGTGCGTCTTGTGGAAGTAGCCAGTCGGTCGCGTCGGGTTGCCGATCAAGATAAAGATCGAACCCGCCGACGACATCGTGCCTTCGGCAAACTCGAAGACGATGTCCGGCACACCGCTCGCTTCGTCTACAATCGCCATGACGTGGCTTGCGTGGATACCAGCAAGAGCTTCTGGCGAGTCAGCGCGAGCAGTACGGAAGGAGATGAAGTTGTTGTCGCCTCCCGGTACGCGCCGGATGCGATCCTCAGTCATTTCGATCTGGACGCGCAGAAACTCTGGCAGCCGACTAATCCACCGCTTCGTCTCTGGGATCAAACCGTCTTTTAACTGACTACTCGACGGCGCAGTCACAGGAATCTTTACGTCGTCGCGGAACAGCAGGTAGTGGACAGACAGCCAAGCGCACAAAGCCGTCTTCCCAACGCCGTTACCAGAGCGGATCGAAATCCGCGTCTCGCCAGCATCAAGAGCAGCCATCGTCTCGCGCTGCCAGTCTTCGACTTTCTCGACGCCTAAAATCTCAGTGACGAAGAAGTACCTGTCTACGGCACACTTCGCCACTAACGCTGCGTATAGCTGATCGTCGTCAGTCACAGTTCCATCGCTTCCGCGCAGCCTTGCCGCGCTCCCCAGTCCAACCGCTCGACCGAGCGCAGAAGGACTTCTTGCGTCCAGCATCTGCCTCAGTCTTTGGATTGGGCGCAGGCGCTTTCAGATTCGAGCCAGTGGCAGCGTTATACTTCGCCCTGCCCTTCGCAGTCAGCCCAGCCCCTTTGGAGACAGGCAGCTTCTCACCACGGCCAACTGACAACGAAGGGCCGCGCTTCTTCATTTCTTTTTCGCAGTCTTGGCAGAGGCTTTGAAGGCAGCAGCGGTCGGAGCGCCTTTAGACCCGACCTTCCGCATCTTCTCGCCAGACCCAGCTTCAATGCGCTTACGCTTTGCGTGAATGTTGGCGTACAGACCCTTGCTCATTTCTTGTAGCCGCCCTTAGCCAAGCAGCGACCAGCAGCCTTGCATTTGGCAGGAGTAGGGCAGCCCTTGCAGGGCGCAAACTTCATCGGCTTCTTCATTTCTTCCGTCCTTTTCCTGCTTTCGACAAAGCAATGGCAATCGCCTGCTTCTGCGGCTTACCAGCTTTCATCTCAGTCCGAATGTTCGCAGAGATGACCTTCTGGCTCTTTCCTGACTTCAGCGGCATGTCGGCTCCTGAAAAAGAGAACCTGCGGCTACCGTGGGAGGAGGAGGTCAGGTAGCCGCAGGAAGTAACCAAGGGAGGTGAGCGAAGACTACGCTCAGTTGCCCTCGCCGTCAACTTTTGTCGCAGCCTTTGCTCCACGAAGCTCCGGCAAGTCGAGGCTGCCAGCCAAAGCGCGCAAGTGGGACGGCAGCGCACCAGCCACGCTGTCCTTGTCTCCGACCAACTTCTCATCAGCAGTCACAGTCTCAACGCGGCCAAAGGCCCGAGTCAGCGCGGTCTCAATCAACGCGATCTGGTTGCGCGGCCCAACTGCATCCCACTTCTCGTCGTCGCCCAAAAGCGCAAAGAGCCGCAGAGCAGCGCGCCGCCCTGTCTCCTTCAAGAGCTTCTGACTGACCGTATCCATCGCGTAGCGTGACTGCACCGCCGCCCGCTGAATCGCGTCATCGCCTTCTCTGTCCTTTGCAGGAACCAACTGTAGCTTCGATCCCATGATGGCACCTCCTGAGCAGAGTATAGAGTTACTTCGCCCTACCTGTCCACTGGGGACAGCAAAGCGCTCCTGCGCGTGCTGTCCACTCTTTAGTGGACTGCGCGATGTAGTAAATCACCTTGCGCATACGCCTTAAAGCATCGCGCTCGTTAACAAGTTTGCGATTACATAGTCAAACTTGACGATGCACGAATTGCAAACATCTCCTTATGCCGCTGAAATTACTGCGAAAAAATTTTTGGTGCGCGAAAAATTTTAAGCTGCCGCCCTGTCGAGGTGTCAAAATCATCCTGCCCCCCGCCGACCGACCCGGGTGGGGGGTCGCGCGACCAAGTCAGGCCCTGACTGCGGCCCTGACTAGGCCAAATCCCCTTGTTTTATTGGCCCTGACTTGCCCTGACTCGCCCTGACTGCGGCCCTGACTGCGCTGCGTTAACGCTATTCCTGAAAGGAATAGCGTTAAACTATGTCTGACTTGACTTTGTTTAACATGTGAACAGTCCCGCAGCGCCGCCCGGTGACAGCGCAGCGTCGCGTGATGGGCAGGCGCGCACATATCGTTAACATGTTTAGTATATTGGTATTCAATTGGTATGCTTTCCGATAGGTGCGCGAAAGCGGCCCATACAGCGCAAACTCGCCCCTTGCCTATACCTGCCCCGCCCCTTGCCCTTAGTTGCCCCTTTAGCGGCCCTCTTTCGCACCCTTTCGCCCTTTCTCGCCCTTCACATGACATGCAACCGGGCTTTTCCCCTGCCCTTTGCTGGCCTTCTGAACCCCTAGGGCAACGGGGTGCGAGCGGGTGCGCTCCGCGCGCGCGCGAGCAACCCTTTAGTTGCTGCGCAGTGTAGTAAAGCACCTTGCGCAGTGCCATATGGCATTGCGCTGTTAACATTCATAACTGTTTGATTTCATTAGGGGCGAAAATGCAGTTTTTCAGGAGTGTTAACGGCCGTTAATACGCGCAACACATTGAATTCATTGATGCAGAGTATAGCTTGACTGTGACTTAAAATATCGGATAAATCTGTGTCACCGCCCGCAATCCGTGGCGCGGCTCTGCATAGGATGACCGATCATGAAACCTACTCTTTTTGACTATCTGGACGCCGCCGCTGGGTGCGCCGTCTTGTTTGGCTTGCTTGCCCTTGGCTTGTGGGTGCTGTGATGACAGCGATTTCAAATGCACAGCGCGCCGCACTGCGCCGCGCTATCGCTGCCCATCCTGACTGGGCAGCATACCGCCGCACCCACGGCGTTGACACTGCATCCCTTGGATCAGCGCGCGCCGTGGACGTGGCGCGGCACCTTGGCTTGGACGTAACCGCAATTCTGGGCGGCGCTGCCGCCGCAACCGATACAGAGGAGAACGAGACTGTGACCTATACCGCACCCACCGCACCCGCTGGCCTGTTTGACAACCGCCGCCCGGTAACTGCCGCCGCACCAACCGCACCCGCTGGCGGCGTGGACGCTGCCGCACTGGCCCAAACTATCACGGCGGCAATCGCTGGCGCGCTGGCTGGTGCTGGCGCTGGCACTGCCGACGCCGTGGCGGCGCTGGAAGCGCGCGTTTCTGACTTGGAAGCCGCCGCGCCCAGCTTGCTGGTGGTGGATCGGGACGGCCAGCGGCTGGGTGCTGAACTGCCGCCGACCCGGCATCCCATGCTGGCCGATCTGATTTCTATCGTCACCGCCCGCAAGCCCAGCGGGCAGCGTCTCAACGCTTGGATCGCTGGCCCAGCTGGATCTGGCAAAACCACCGCCGCCCGCCAAGCTGCCGAAGCACTGGGCCTGTCTTTCGCTGCAATGGGTGCCATGATGCAACCGCACGAATTGCTGGGCTTTGTGGACGCTGCCGGGACGTTTCACGAAACGCCGTTCACCCGGTTCTATCGGGACGGCGGGCTGTGTTTGCTGGACGAGGTGGACAGCTCTGACGCCAATCTGACCACCACCTTGAACGGCCCGCTGGATAACGGTGCTATGACGCTGCCCACGGGCGAGACTATCACGCGCCACGCTGACTTTGTTTGCATCGGTGCCGGGAATACATGGGGCCACGGCGCAACTGCCGAATACATCGGGCGGAATAAGCTGGACGGCGCTTTTTTGGACCGCTGGGTGCGGCTGGACTGGGCCTATGATGACAAGCTTGAAACCGCCAGCTGTGGTAATCCTGACTGGGCGGCGCGGGTGCAGCGCGCGCGGGCGGCGGCGGTGAAAGCTGGGCTTAAAGTGCTAATCACGCCGCGCGCCAGCGTCCACGGCGCGGCGCTAATCCGGGCGGGCATGACGCCGGATCGCGCCGCCCAGCTGACTTACCTTGCTGGGCTGACTGATGCCCAGCGCAAGCAAATTGAGGTGGCATAATGCTGACGGTGACTGTGGACGGCGGGACTAAATGGGGTGCGGTGCCGGGTGCGCGCTTTGACAGCCCAGCGGCTTTTGCTGACGCGCTGGCGGGCAGCACCGCCCGCAATTGGACAGAGCGGGACGGTGACAGCTGGGTGGGTGCTAGCGCCGCGCTGACGCTGCGCCGCGCGCGCGGCGGTGACGTGAAGCGGGTGGCGCTGGCTGACGCGATGCTGGCGCGCTTTGAGGATGCCGTGGGCGTCCAATCGCGCCGCTGGCGCACCGTAGACAGCGTGGCGGGCGGTGCGCCTAACGTCCCCGCTTATCTGGCGGGCGCGCCGCTGACTATGCGGCGGCGGGTGCGTCAGCTGGATGACGCCGCACCGCTGACTGTGGCGCTTGAACTGGGCGTGTCACAGTCAGTCAATGAAACGACAATTGCGCGCCGTGGCGCGGCGGCGCTGGCCTTCGCCCGCATCGCCGCCGCCACCCGCCCGGTTGACTTGTGGGTTTACTTCGCGGCGCGAAACGGCGCTGACAAGCCCGCTTGCATGGCTGTGCGGCTGGACACCGCGCCGCTGGACGTGGCGCGGGCGGCGTGGCTTTTGTGTTCGCCCGAAGCACTGCGCCGCGCCGCCTTTGCGGCGCTGGAAACTGTGGGCGGCTGGCAGGATCACGGAACGGTGCGCTGGCTGGGCAGTTTTGAGGAGCATTGTCGGGTCGCGCCGTCGCTGGTGCGCCAGCTGACGGGTGCCGCTGACTTCGTGGCGGTGCCGGGTTTGATGACCAACGGTGACGTGGACTTCGGCACGGATGATGCCGCCGCTGGCTGGGTGCGCGATATGCTGCAAGCCCACGGCGCGGCGGCGCTG